ACAACTTATAATTCATTAGAAAAACAGGTGGGCGGGAAACATTATTCTAAAATGAAAATTCAACCTGCAGAATTTATAAATGAAAATAACCTGCCGTTTGCAGAGGGGAATGCCATCAAGTATATTTGTAGACATAAATCAAAAGGTAAAGAAAAAGATATTGATAAGGCAATACATTATTTGGAAATGATAAAAGAAAGAGATTATTCATGACTGTTGGATTTGGTTTTGGTATGTTTTTTTATGGCATGGGATGTTTATTAGTGGGTGCAATTATTGCTTATTTTATAATAAATAGAAAATCTCCTGAAGAGCGAGAAAATGAAAAATATTTAAAAGAGTTAAAAAAGAAACTTTAATGACACATCAATTAAATTTTGTTTACAATGACAGCGATTGGGTTTGTCCTGATGAGTATCCTGATTTATCTAAAGCTGAAGAAATTGCTATTGACCTAGAGACTAAAGATCCTAATTTAAAATCAAAAGGCAGCGGGTGGGCAACGTTTGATGGCCATATCGTAGGTTTTGCTATAGCTGCTTATGATCAACAATGGTACTTTCCAATTGGTCATGACGCAGGTGGTAACATGGACGTAGCTCTAACTACAGCCTGGATGCAAAATGTTTTAAAAACTCCTGCTACTAAAGTATTTCACAATGCAAGTTATGATGTTGGTTGGTTACTTGTGAATGGTTTTGAAATAAATGGTAAGATAGTTGATACTATGGTTACAGCTGCTTTGATAAATGAAAATAGATATAGTTTTGCATTAAACTCATGTGCGAAAGATTATTTAGGAGAACTTAAAAACGAAACTTATTTAAATGAAAAAGCTAAAGAGTGGGGTATAGATCCTAAACAAGATCTTTGGAAGTTACCTGCAGGTTATGTAGGGTTTTACGCTGAACAAGATGCAGGTCTAACATTAAAATTATGGAGGCATTTAAAAAATGAAATAACTAAGCAAAACTTAAATGATGTTTGGGACATGGAAATGGAGCTGCTGCCTATGTTGATAAACACTAGACGTGCGGGTATTAGAGTAGATGAGGAAAGAGCTCATCAATTAAAAAAAGAATTTAAAGGTAAAGAAAATGAAGTATTAAAAAAAATAAAACAAGAAACTACCATGAGTGTAGACATTTGGGCCGCAAGATCTGTAGCCCAGGTGTTTGACAGGATAGGTGTGGATTACCCACGGACACCGAAAACCGGAGAACCAAGCTTTACACAAAATTGGTTAATAAACTGTAACAACCCAGTAGCGCAACTAATAAGACAAGCAAGAGAAATAAATAAATTTCATTCAACATTCATAGACTCCATTCAACGTTATGTACACAAAGGTAGAATACATGCTGAAATAAATCAACTAAGATCTGACCAAGGTGGCACAGTTTCAGGAAGATTATCTTATTCTAATCCTAATCTCCAGCAAATTCCTGCAAGGAACAAAGAGTATGGTGACAAAATAAGAAGTTTGTTTTTACCTGAAGAGGGAAAACAATGGGGTAGTTTTGACTACAGCCAACAGGAGCCAAGATTAGTTGCACATTATGCTGCATCAATTGATGAAAATTTTACGGGTGCTCAAGAATTTATTACAGCTTATCAAAATGAGGCTGCAGACTTTCATCAAATTGTTGCTGACATGGCAGGTATATCTAGGACACAGGCTAAAACAATTAACCTTGGATTATTTTATGGTATGGGTAAAGCAAAATTATCAAAAGAGTTAGGTATATCAAAAGAAGCTGCTGAAAATTTATTAGGTAAATATCATAATCGGGTACCATTTGTAAAAAAATTAGCTGAGGCTGTTACTTCATCTGCATCTAAATATGGATTTATACGAACAATTAAAGGTAGAAAATGTAGATTTGATATGTGGGAACCTGCAACATTTGGAATGAATAAAGCTATGCAATATGAAGAGGCTAAAGCTATTTATGGTAATAACATAAGACGAGCATTTACTTACAAAGCTTTAAATAGATTAATACAGGGATCTGCAGCTGATCAAACAAAACAAGCTATGATAGAATGTTATAAGCAAGGGTTTAAACCTATGTTACAAATTCATGATGAGTTGTGCTTTTCAATAAATGAAGAAAGTGATATTATAAAAGTAAAGGAGATAATGGAAAATGCAATCGAAGGACTCAAAGTTCCAAGTAAAGTTGACTGTGCAATCGGAAGCAGTTGGGGACAAGCAAAAGAATAATTGCCCACGATGTCAAGGCACAGGTATAATAAAAACCTGGTATGACATCGCAGAAAGTTTTAAAGTTATTTCTGAGTGTCCTCAGTGTCGACCAACTCCTGATCTTCAATTTCTTCGATCGTCTGGTCTTTAAACTTAGGATCATAATTATAAAATTTAAATTTATAACCTTTCTCTTTAAGCTCTTTTATTTTATTCGGACTCCACCAATACATAACGCTCCTTATTTTTTTTTATTTACTATTATACCATGGACGTTTTTTTGATTTTTTATTTTATTGAATAGTAGTCGATCGGTAACTGCAGGGGTTTTATTCTAGATGCGACAACGAATGCTTTTTGGAAAATTTAGAGCGCACTAGTCTAAGGAAAAAAATTAGTTTTTTTTTAAAGCTTAACCTGCTTTTTTTAGAAGATCAATTTTTGCATCAATAACACTTTGTTCATTGATTTTGACCTTCACATCTTTTAGTTCAATGTCGATCCACTTCATGTCGGTAGTAACTCTACCCTGTTGTAATGCTTGGGTTGCCCACTGCGATTCCAACTGAAGCTTCTTCGCCACTAGTTCTTGTAGAGACATCTCTGTCAACCTCCTCAAACGTTAAATAGACACGATTAGTTCCATAAAAGCCCTCATCAGTGCCTGTTATTTCTCCTGATTCTACGCCTTTAGCGAAAGACTCAAGAGCTGCTTTATCGTCCGTTGCTGATAATGTCTTATCGATATATATATTGTTATATCGGCATTGGATACGATATAGCTTCATAAGTTATTATATTGATTAATGGCCATTTTTCAAGCCCTTGGAAAGGTCAATATTATGTACCATTTTTGAAGGTTTTTTGTAAGATTTTTGTAGGTCTTTACATTCGAATTTAATAAAAATTCCATTGTCATTAATGTTAGCTTTACCTATTTCCACAATTTTATCAAGAGACATTTGATATCCATCAACAAGGCATTCATAATAATTATCATACGTTTTTTCATGAACAAATGGAGGCATGCAGGTTCCTGCCATTGAGGAGCAGATGATTAGAAATAAGGCAATTTTCATATAATATTATATCCCATTTTTTTCTTGCAAATCACATTTTAATAATTATATTGGCTGCATGAATAACAAGGAGGATATCATGGATAATGATAAAACTAAAGCCACTGAGTCAACAGCTGCGGCTTCAGAACCGTTAGTGCTGAGACCTGAGTGGGAATACAAACCAAAAGACCTTGATGAACCAAAACAATCTAAATTTGTTTTTACTCATCATCAAGATAGCAATGAAATAACTTTGCATGTAAACGGTGAAGAATATCGAAAGTTTAAATGTAAAGATAATCTGAGTGGATCTATTAAGTTTCACGAAGGTTTAGATAAGGTGATTGGTTTATTCAGAGATTGGAAATTTTATGAAAAAAATTAAATCCAAATCTGAAGTATTCAATAAATTTGTTGAGGATGTAGATAACATCCTTGACAAAACGGAAGTAACAGATGCAGCTGGTAATCCAACAGATTACCACAATGATCACTTCCAAGCACAAATGAAACGCCTTACTCAAGTTACAATGAAGTTTGAGGATGTGCCTATCTGGCCAATTAATGAAGTCATAGCGACTAATTTAATTTGGGATGAGATAGAGGCAAAACAAAACGAACAGGATGCTCAAGATGCAATCAGAAATAATTAAGTTTGTATTTTTGATTATGTTGTTGGTCATACCACCAAAAATTTTTTTACTGATTTTTGGTTTTTTAGCGTATGTAATTTTAACCTAACAAGGAGAAGATATGGCAGTAAATGTAAAAAACAAATTGTTTGAGACTAGAGATTATTCTATTTTCAAACGTGCTAGAGGTAATAGACCTGTAGATAAAGCTCATGTTGCTCAGCTTAAAAAATTAATAGCTGATAAAGACATTGGCGATCCTGTAAAAGTAAATCGTGGACTTGAAGTAATTGATGGTCAACATACTTTACAGGCAAGAAGGGAATTAGGTTTACCTGTCCCTTACATAATAATAAACTCAAACGATCCATTGGACATAGCCAGGTTTAACACTGGTAGAAAAAATTGGTCCATGGAAAGTTATCTTGGACATCATTGTGCAAGAGGTAAAATGGATTACAAGATCTGTAGACAGAAGATGGATCAATGGGGTTTTCCAGTTACCGAAACTATGATCTTGTTGCTTAAAGGCACAAGTAATCATAAGCGAATGACCAATGATTTTAAATTGGGTAATTTTAAAATCCCTGCAGGTGGTATTGCTAATATAGACCGAATTGGGTTTTGCTTAAATGTACTGAGAAAGTATTTTGTAAGCGAATCTGATAGTAAAAGACGATTAAAAAGGTCTGTTATATCAGCATATATTATATGTGACAGGCACCCTAAATTTGAATGGACTCGATTTGAGAAGGCATGTAGAAGTAAATCTGCATTGTTTTTAAAGGGTACATCAAGAAATGATTTTATTGAAATTTTTCAAAAAATCTATAATGGTGGTCTCACAAGATCAAAAAGAGTCAATCTATTAGATTGGGCTATAAACCGAGAGTACGAAACTTTTACGGAGGAGTAATATGAACATCAACAAATGGAAAAGTTGTGCGGTGGATATTGATTCATATCACATTATAAGAGCTATGGGTAAAAATGGTTTTAGAAGACCAGGAAGCATGATAGCCAAATTAGTTGATGAAGAGGTCAAAAAGATAGCCAAAAAACAAGGTGTATCTCATGATACTATGAAACAGAATTTGCTCAAGCAAGGGAAGTCCCTAGTTAGCAAATAAATCCTAGGTGTGGCACCGGGAGACTGGTGCCACTTTATACTTGCAATTCATTTTAAAATAATTATTAATCATTTATACGTATTCCTAGCCTATATGAAAAAGTGGGGCTTAAAACACTTTATTTTCACTGAACAATTACACTAAATTAACTTAATTAGGAGATTTTGTGGGACAAAAGGCTAAAAAAAGTAGCCCTGAGGCATTAGAT